ATTTCTGGTTCAGTGTCAACTTCAATTTCTACTGGGGTTTCCATTTCCGGTTCAGGCATTTCTAAATCCATTTCCATTTCTAATTCCATTTCATACTCTAATGTTGCTACTTCTACTTCTTCCATATCAATATTAGGCATTTCTAATTCCATTTCTATCTCTACAGTTTCATAAGACATATCCATATTTGGTTCATCAAATTCTGGTTCAAAATACATATCACCCTCAGGTGTTTCTATCATATCATTATGATCAATAATATTTTCTACAATATCTATTATTTCTGTTTCTGTACTTCCTCCATAAGCTACCCACATTTCAACACTAAGTATATGTTCTGTAACGATAGTTGAAACTACGTTGTATAATACATTTATTTGTATATCATCAAATAGCGGTCCGATTGCCAAATTAATATCACGTCCACCAACTTCAATTACAAGAGTTGTAATTGTTCCTGCAAAATCAAAACCACTCTCATAAGTTTGATAACCACTTGCTACACCTGATTCTGATAATATATCTGTTCCACTAAATACAGACGTATTTCCATCTTTACCTGTGATATGCATATAGATACGATCTTGTGCATCCCGTTTATCTACTTTTATTGAATAATTAGTTCTTCCTCCATTTTCTATATCAAGTTCTGATATATCTATTGTATTAACAAATGTTGTACCCATTCCTGATACACCCATTGTTGATGTTGAATTACCTGATCCAGTAATTTGAGCACACTTATCTGTTCCTAGATTATAACAAGAATTACCAGAAGGCATTGTTGCCGGACCTTGACCTCCCCAGTCAACATCCATATCCCCTTCAAATTTTGATGAAACGTATCCATTATCTCCATCAAGAATATCTCCTGAATCCGGATTTGTTGTCGTTACTGTTGTGGTTGTAGTCGTTGTTTCTGTGGTTACTGTATAACCATCAGCCTCATATTCAATTGTTTCTACTTCATCTATGACAATTGTTTCTTCTACACCTGGAGTACATAATCCTGTTGCTGTAACAGGACATTCTGCTTTAAGGGAAGAAGGCCACAATGCCAGAGTGCATAGCCATGCCAAATAAAATAAATTTCGCAAGTTTTTCTCCATCCGTTAATCCAGTTGTTTTTAATTCTTTTTGTTCAATTTCTATTTTTTTAAATACTAATGATCCTTCAGGTACCATGTCAGGATTTTCTTTCCATCCTTCTTCGGCTTCTTTACCAATAGCGCCCATGTAAGGGCAATAAGTTCCTGCCATATGCATAGCATCAAAAACGCGAGGATCAGCACATAATGTTGACACTGCAGCTACCTTCATACCCATCGAGTAAAGTGATCGTGATAATTTTATTCTTTCACAGTTTTCATCAGTGATTGTAATTCCCGACGCAATTCCGAGGATTTGTGTTTGAACCGCGGTCGACGCCGCTGTCTTACAGATGTCTGAATTGTTGACCACGACGCTTGGTGCATTTGCAGTAGGTACACTTTTATCCGTCACTACGGTGCTAGACACCGTATTGGTGTCTGCACCTTTAGCGCTAGTGATTGCACTCAATACTAGTATAAAACATAGTAATAAGAACAGTAGTCTCATTTAGTAACTTGTATAAATTTTCAAAAATTCTAAAACTATAGTAGCTGTGTCATCATTTGTTACAGAAAGGAATTTAATATCCAATCCTCCAGTTGCTCCAGATGTCCCAGGTGTTAAAGGATTTAATAATCCTCCAATAGCACTAAAATCTTTTGAATCGGCATAGTTACAAGTGATAGCTTGTGAATTAGCAGTTGCTTTCCATTCCACTAAAAGTGGTTTGGTAACAGCAGTGTTATTAACACTCCACCATATTTTATTAATAGTAAGGTTAGTACAAACATCACCACTATTAGCAGTAGACCCTGTAGCAAATCCTTTAGAATTATTTAAATCAGATGGTACAATTGTATAAGTTTCAGCTGTAGTACTTGCTATTTTAAAATTCATTGTGAAAATAGCTTTTCTAGTTCCATCAAATTGTTTTGTAATTACTTGTGACATAATTTTCTCCTGTTAAGGGTGAGGTCATTACACCTCACCCAGAGTTATTTAGATTACCAGCCTTCGTTGGTTAATAATCTTTTTTGTGCATATTCTGCAATAAATACACTTTTACCTGCGGTAGCTAATGTACCAGATGGAGTATAAGTAACAATCATCCCTGCATCTACTTGATAATCTGCATCACCAGAAGAAGCTCCAGGATTTTGTTCTACATTAAACCAACTTGTTGATTGAGCTGCAGTCGTAGTAATTGCATCCCCAGCGGTATTAGCTGTAACAGCACCTTTAGTAACTGCTGAAGCAATACTTCCAAACTCATCTACATCTACAGTAGTTCCGATAGACATAACTTCGTTACCTCCACCGTTCCATGCTTCTGTTCTGTAAGAATAAAGTCTAGTTAAAGTTGATCCATAAGGAACAACTCCAATTAAATGTTGATATTGATCACCAGCTGTATGACCTGTTCCAATACTAATATTTCCAACACTTACTGCAGAAACAGTTATTGAATAAACAGCTTTATACAAACCAGTTGTGAAAGAAGTTCCTGCATTAGGACCTCCTGCTGCTGCAGTTGTTTCACTTAAAGATTGTCCTGCTGCATCAATTCCAGTAACAGTAAATCTTAATGCTGAATCATTTCCTGTGCTTGTAAATTGAATTTTACGAGCCCAAGATGCTCCACCGTTTGTATCACTACTTGCAGGGTTCCAAGTTCCATTAGAAATTCCAGAACCATTTAAAGTAATGTTGTATTCACCTGTATTAGTTACCATACCAGAAGTAATAGCACCTACAGTTTTTAATTCTGTAGCACTAGCTGCTGTTGGTGATTGTGTATACATACTAGCCACATTATTGACCCAGTTTGTATTGCTTATATTAGTTCCTAGCAGTGCTCCGCCAGTAGCTAATATGTCGCCCGATTTTACCGGACCCGAAAAAGTCGTAGTACCCATGTTTACCTCCGTGGTGTATAGACCTAACCATGCAGTCTCTATACCGTCTGCCTAGCCAGTCTGCACAATTATATTAATCTAGGAAACTATGAGTATAAAATAAAAAAGGCGCTCTTACAAGCGCCTTCTTCACCTAAGAAAGATTAGTTAAATTTTACGAACCTTGAGAAGCATAAACTGCTCTTGGATCAGAGAAACCAAAGCTATATCTTTCACGAGCTTTGTATCTCATATTTCCTGTATCGAAATCGCCTTCCATAGCAGTTGTAATTGGTGTTCTTACAAAATGCTTTAGACCATTTGGACAATCGGTTTTTAAGAACCAAGCATCAGTATCAGTTAAATAATGATTAACAGTGTATCCTTGAGGAATATATCCATTAGATCTACTCGCTTTAAATACGTTGATGTCATTATCAGCTGTACCAACTCTACCGTCTGAATTCATTAATCTATCTGCTACAAATTGTAGAGCAGAAGGAATAATCATTTTCATTGGTTTTAATGCAATTTTCAATCCTCTTTCATCAATGAAGTTTGAAATATCAATAACTCCTTGTTCAAGAGAAGTCTCATTCAAATCAGCATCTGTTGCAGATCTGTTTGAGAAATTTCCACCTGTTAAAGTTGGGTGAGCAGTGGATGCTAATGCAACCCCGTCTCCACCATAATTAGCAGCGTTTGTTGAAAATGCATTGTTAAGGATATTAGCACCCTTAACTTGCTTAGTATTAGCCATCGAACGGGCTAGTGCTTTTGTGTATCTAGCACTGACTCTGTCGTAAAGGTTATCCTCTACAGCTTCTTCAGTGATAGCGAAAGCAAGAGCAATGGTTTCGTTAGTGTATCTCGCAGTGAAAGATTCTTGCGCAGTATCATAATTAATACTTGCACCTTCATTTTTCACAGGAGCTCCAGCGAACCCACCTAACATTACTTCTTCTTCAAAAGCTCTGTCTGAACTTTCTTGGTCGAAGATTTCTGCTGCTTCGTTCTCATAGCGTTTGTATTCTAAGCCAAAGAGAGCATTTAAACCCGGCTCTAATTCTTTGGCTAACTGGGATCTTGAAATAGCCATATATTATATCCCCGCTAAGTTAGTGTAGGCATGATCGTTAATTCTAACAACCAAATCTACGTTTGTTAAACCAGCAGTATTGTCAGGATCTTGAACTATTCCGATTACTCTTAACTGTTCGTCAGAAGCAGTTAAGTTAGAGAAGTCGAGTTCCATTGTACTCATACCATTAGTTGTGTTGCCATTTGCGTTACCTACCATAGGTGCATTGGCTCCTACTGATGTTTGATCAGCAGCACCGTCCGCTTGAACGATGAATAGTTGGTCTGGATCATCATAAACTTTAATTTCCGCATCTACTGCGCCTTGCGTTGCAGTTGAAGCTGGCCAGTAGTTTTTCCAAACTGGTTTCCCAGTTGAATCAGTGTAACTTACACCTGCAGCAATTCCTACTATTTTAGCACTATTTGCTTTAGCGTCTACCGCTTTTTCAATAGTTCCACTAGCATTTAATTGTACAGCCATGCCATTAAAGATGTTTGATGCGTAACCAGAAGCAACTTTATAAGTAGAGAATCCAGCTGATTCATACTTGTTTCCAAGCATTTTCACAGGCACGCATCCTCTAGGCGCATCTACATTTGCCATAATTTACTCCTTTTCTAGAGGCATCAATATTCCGACCAATTCAGAATTATTGAGAACCCCCAAATGTTACTTTTGAGCTCCTATTTTTAGTAATAGGCATGCTCGGGTGCTCGTCTTTTAAAACCTCATTGTCAATAGCTTCTTGTGTCTCTTTTGACTTTCTCTCAAAATATTCATTTCGAGATTTAGCCAATTCAACAGGAATTTTAGCTAATAACAAACCTCCAACTCCTATTACACCTTTATATTTACCTTCAGCCAACGAAGGATATTTTAATTTATCCTCTGCTGATAATTCATCATCTCTGACTAGTTCGTACCCTTCTCTCAACCTTGATGTAATATTTTTATCATCAGGCTGACCTTGAAGTGACTCCCTAAGCCAACGATACTTGAACCCTTCCGGTGGTTCAGGTGCATCTAGTTGTCTCGGCGGGGACCATACCGTTTTACGAGCTTCAATGTCCCTAGTTTCAGCGTGTCGGGTAGTTTTTTTAAGTTTTACGTTTTCCATGTTTTACTCCTTCACGAATTTTGCGTATTCATCTAATGGCACACCAAGCTTTTTAGCTATAGCTACTTGTGATGGTGTGAGCTTCACAGTGCGGCGCCCAGGTTTACCTCCAGATCGAGCACTATTAGCACCAGCAACAGTCTGAGCGACCCTGTTGTTAGTTTGACTCGAGTTGGAATTCGTTTTTCCTATCTTATCAGGAAAATGGGATGAAAGTCTATTATTAATTTCACTATAATATTCATCTGATTCAGGATTAACTCCTTCATTTACTAATTGAGTATGAATACCCCAAGTAGCAAATGTCATAACTTCATCTTTCCCTGCCCCCTGACCGAACCAAGGATTTTCTTTAGCCCATGCTTGAGCTTTTTCACTAGGTTGAGGTCTAGGTTGAGGGGTTTGAGCTTGTTGTTTAAATTCAGCAGGAGTTTCCGCAGGAACTTCTGTACTCGGAGTTTCTGCTTTCTTTTTTAAAGCTAAAACTCTTTGTTTTTGAACTGAATTATCAGATAAAGCAGCTTGAATTTCTGCTACCTTTTCAAAATCTTGTTTTTGATGAGCAGCGGCTAAATCTCTTTTTAAATTTAGTTCTGTCATATCAACTTTTTGAGCAACTTCTTCAATATAACTATCATCTAAAGAACTTACTTTTTTCTCTAGCTCATCATTCTTTTTCTTTGCACTTTCTGCAAATTGTAAAGCTGCTTCTTTTTGACGTTCTTCTTCACGCCATTTTTTTGTTAAATCATTTATTCTTTTTTTAACACCTGAAGAATATTCTTCATGTTCTGAAGATTCTGGAGTTTCTTCTTGTGTTTCAACAGGAGTTCCTTGTGTTGCTTCTTCAACAACGTCTTTTAATTCTACATCTACTGAATTTCCTGTATCCTCAATAGGTATTGTTTTTTCTTCGCTTAATGCTGGTTGTGCTTCTGGCATGACTAT